GTATTTGAATTATCGGTATTTGAATTATCGGTATTTGAATTATCGGTATTTGAATAATAGCAATCTTTTCCTTTTTCGCTTTCTCTTTTCATTTTTTTTAAAAAAGCAATCAAAATATCACATGTTTCTTTTACAGAATTTGAACGTAATAATGAAAATCCTTTAAAATATGTAAGTGAGCACATAGTTGAATAAATTAAATTCTCATCTTGATATTTTGTTATTGATCCTTCTATTAGATAATGTATATTATGATTACTTAATTTATGTGAAGATAATCGCAATGATTGTTCAGAATATCTACCATCCTTTATACTAGATAATAAGTCTGATATTGTTTTTCTTTCAATTATAAATAAGATATTATCACTCGTATCACATATATGAATATCTCCAACATCAAGAACTTTTGATTCGAATATGAAATTTTCTCTATGTGATAATTCATCAATAATTTTTTTTTCTCTATTATCAATAATTATTTTCATTAAAATAATAAAAATAATCATTTTAAGTAATTATTATAAATTGTAAATTTTTATACCATATCAATATTTTTTATTTACTCGTTATCTTCAATAGAAGCAAGGCGAGCTCGCAACTCCTCTATTTCGTTAATTTTTTTCTTATTTAATTCTTCGAACAGTTTTTTAGTATTTATATTTTCTTGTTCCTGTGCAAAAATTTTGCTTATACCATCTTCAATCTTTTGTTGGGTTTCGGGGCCGGCATCATTCCACCCCTCAAATTGCCTAATCTGAAGCATTATGTCTGCGAACGTGCGCGCTGTATGCAGAACCCCTGCCGCCATCGCCCGCGCCTCTCGGCCTTTCTTGCCGTCGTCGGCGGCCTCCGCCTCTTGGGCAAGCCGCCGCGACTCCAGGCTCCTCGCTCGCTCTTCATTGAGCGTCTTCTTGCCGTCGTCGAGCGTCTCCTTGATCATAGTGAATGGCTTCAATAACATTTTCATTAAAGTCTCTAGTTTTTTCATAACTGGAAACCTTGATTTAGGCGACACAAACTTGGGTTTGGGACTTCCTATAGTTTCTAGTTCTTTATTTACACTAAAGAAATGCCATACTAGTAGAAATACAGGAAATATCATACCAGCAATAAAAAGCCCACCGTGCATTAGTTTTTGTATAAATAGTACTATACCTGAAACATGATAATAAGTAGTAATAGTATCAATAAATTCAATTGTGAACAGTATAGCAGATATAATTAAAATAGCCGTGAAAACAAGATTTTGAAAACCCGATTCAGGATTATCAAAAACATATTGTTTAAAATCGGTTTTGTCAAAACCGGGTATAAATGAAGAAAGATAATTAATTGTAAATATAATAAATGGAAGTGTCAACATACATTTAACTAAAAAAAGAAATGAAAATTTTGTTAAACATAATGCAAGGAAAATAGCTATAATAATTAGAACACTTTCACCTTCTTTCCATAATAACCCATGAATACAGTTACCTATATCAGAATCATGCATTAGTGGGAGAAATAAAAACACTTGATAAATTACATATAGAATCATAAATAAATTAAACAAATGTGTCAATTCTTCTTCCTTTTCATTATTTAATTTAAAATAAATTAATGAATTAGAATTTAGTAAATATAATGTACCAATAGTAATACCAATTATAGGGCCAGCCATTTTAGCCCATCTTACTGGTTCTAAAAAATTCATAATTAGTAGCCTCTGTAGCGTAGATGCTTTTGAATTATCTTGTGATAAGTTATCGCATCCTATTTTAAAATATTTTTTACTATCCGCTACTTTTACAAATGATAATAACATAATACTACTTGCTTGAACAATATGTACAAATAATTTTATAAATCTATTTACTAAATCTTGTTTAAAATTTTTAAACTGCTGCGAATGTTCAGATTCTGGACTACCTATGTAGGCAATTTTTTTTTTTTCACCACGTGAACTTATTTTATATGGATTCCTAATTTTACCCCATTCTCTAAGATTATTAAAAAAACCAGAACTTGCTGTTTCTGATTGCAGCATATTTGTACCAATTGCTGATTTATCTTTGGAATCAGTAAAAGATTCAGTAATATCATTGGTTACGCCTATATTAAAGTCTTCATCACTATTATTTTGTAGATTCAAAGGAAATACACCATTAGGATATAAAATATCTTTATGTTTTATCCACATACCATGATAATGTTGACGTATTTCTTCATCATTAATATCTAATTCATTATATATTTTATACCATACTAATCTGTAAATATATTCAAAGTTAATATATCTATTTATATTAGGATCATCATCTACTTTACCTATTTCAAAAATATCAGATTGATTGGTCCAATTAGGAATCTTTAATTCATTATCTTTAATGTCTAGAAATTTTATCTTATTTTCTGTTCCTTTACGTTCGAAAAATATATCAATATTATCTGGATTTTTTAATATACTACTTAAATTTAAAAATTTTTCAAAGATACTATTTTTTCCATCTAAATAAGTATCATCAGGTATTACACCATTATCTACAATGTTGTCAAGATCATTTAATTCTAATGTTATATCAAAATTATTAATATATTCTTTAATTTCCTCAAAAAATTTTTTAATTTCTTGGCTAGAAATATCTACACTAGAAATATCTACACTAGAAATATCTTGAGTAGGGTCTGTCGCCATTTATATCTTATATTATATATATAATATATTATATAAGATATTACAAATTTATGTTATTCTTTTGGTAGGACAATTAACTGAAACAATATAAATAGAATTCTCGGTTAAAACAATTAAATCTCTTTCAACCTTATAAATTTTTGCTATAGGACTAGTATATTCATCTTCACTTCTAACTAATAATTTTTCTTCATTTGTACGAAGACCAAAAAATACAGTTTTTTTAACAGAACCTTCCCAATAATCTAATAAAATAGGTTTATCTTGTTGTATACTTAATTTACAAGCGTGTGTTAATGTAGAATTGCATGGAAATTCTTGTGATTCATTTGAATTTTCGACAATTTGAGCCATTTATACTAAATATATATAGAATGTATTTATATTAATAACTTAAATATATATTAATATAATGTCTAAATTTTTAATATCAAATTTAGAAAATTATAATAAAGAGTTGTCTTCCAGTTATGATGAATGTGTATCAGCATTTAAAAATACAATTTATAAATATATTTTGCATTATAATTTAATAAATCAAGAGAAAATGTTATATTTTGACATTAACACGCTATATATCGGTATAGAAATGATAGAATGTGTATTTTTAATGTTATTATTAAAAACAAAAAATTTACAATTAGTTATTCAAAATAGCGAAAATACTATATTTTATTTTTTTGAATTCATTGAACAAATGAATAGACCAAAAACAGAATTACATGCATTATTAAATCTAACAATACATGATGCAAAATTATTTGTTTATAAGAAAACAATTTATGATATACAAGTATTTAAAAATACTCTAAGTAATGAAGAAAACAATATTTTCTGTAGATTAAAAAAATTTACTTTATGTTATAAACATATTATTAATATGATTTTAAAAGTAAAAACAATTAATGAAATAATAGAAAATTTTGAAACTTTAGATGAATATATGAAAAATGATTTAACCGATGAACAAATAGATATGTGTTTATCGATAGATATAGAAAATATATCAGATAACAATTTATATGAAACATTAGAAGATTTACTATTAAGCAATTAGATACTAATTTACTACTATATCAATATATTTTCGTCTATATTTTATTTTTGATTCGTCTTTTGGTTTAATATTCAAATTATCATTTACTTTAATAACAGAATATTCATTATTAAAAATAGTTTTTAATTTATCATATAAATTATAAATATCATCTTCACAACATTTACCAACTATAAGAACACTACCTGTTCTAAAGATCATAAAAGATATTTTATTTTTAGTTCCTGGAATAATCCATTTACTCATAATTCCAGGATATGAACAAGGGTCATATGCTGTTTCATATAAATATTTTTCTTGTAATAATCTAGCTAATTTTTCTCTATTAATACAATATCCACAGGAGAAATTAGAATTTATTAGTACAGTTTCATGTAAATCATTAATTTCATATTTAATATTACAACTCTCTGAAAATAATTTTATAAGATAATCAAGAACACATTTATGAAAGTGTTTACATTTAATTCCAGGCAATTCCAATTTACCTGTATTAAATATTTTAACATGTGTTTCTTTATATTTTTGTTGAATCTCATCAAATAATCGCAATATTAGAACATAACAGTTATAAAAAGCTCCTTTTTTTTTTGAACGTTGTGATGTAATATCTTTTTCAGATAATCCTATGTTAATTTTTCTAACATCTTTAAACATATTTTTTTCTGGATTATTTACATAACTAATTTGTTGTATATTATAAACTTCATATTTTTTAATTTGTTCTTCTACATATTGTAATGTTTCATTATTCAATATAGTATATTTAATTTGTTTTTTTACACAACCGGAGCATGAATCAGAGTAAGACAATATAGGAATTTTCCAAAATGTATCAAATAGATCTACTTTTTTATTCAAATATGAAATTTTGGTAGTTGTTGATATATATATATCACTACATTTAGGAATACTCGATGATTCAACTTTTTCATTTTCTCTTTCAATTATGGAAGTTGTGTTTGTATTACTAGAATTAGAACAAAAATTTTCCCAAGCTTCATCACAATCAAATATCATTAATAATCAAAAAACAAATAGTTCTAATATATTTTTTCAATTTTTATCTAATTCTATATATAATGGATAATTTGTATTTGATAGCGAAAGATGAAAGTGTTGTTGAAAGAAAGATTTTAATTAAGAAGGAAGTAAAACTAAAAAATAAGGATCATGTGAATCAAATATTTAATGAGCACATTTTAGATGCTTCTTTACATTCATTTGATCCAAATAAATCTTCACCACCAAACGATTTCTTCGTTAAATCTTTTTTAAGATTAAAGCATTATTAGATATAAGGAATAACATTTTCATATAAATACAAAATTAAAACTCTATTATCTAAATTTATATTATGATAAATTTTAGACATAGCATTTATAAAATCAGATGTTATTTTTCTTTCTCTTAAAAATGTCATAAATAATTCATTTATAATATCTTTAATTAGATCAATAGTTTTTTGATTACGCAATTTTGCAAAATTTTTAAAACTTTCTATTTTTTTATTTGTTTTTTGTTTATTACTATATAAATTTTTACATATATTTGTTATTGATAACGATTTATTATCTAAAGTTTCTTTATTTAATTGAATATAATTAATCATACTTCTAATATCAGATTTATAAATGTTTATTATATTATAAATTACATGTTCAGATATATAAATTGATTCGTTTTCTAATATATTGTTCAAAAATGAATACACCTGTTTTATAGGATGTGTATTAAATCTAAACATTAAAAAATTTTGAGCTAAAGAAGTATCGATTTTACTCAAATAATTACAAATTAAACAAAATCTTACATTAGATGGATATGTATGTTCTATTACATATTTTAATGCTAATTGTGCAGATCGTGTCATATTATCTATCTCATCCAATACAATAAATTTTAATCCAGATTGAAATAATCCACAAGAAGATACAAATTGTAATATATGTGTTCGTATAATTTCTATACCTCTATCATCAGATGCATTTAAATGTATTATTAACGGTTTATTTTTATTTGAATGATACGCATTAATTATATTAATAATCGTAGTTGTTTTTCCTGTTCCTGGTGGACCAAAAAATATCATATTTGGAAAATATGTTTTTTTTTGGATAATGTTTGTAAAAATTTTTTTTTTGTGATTACTTAAAACAATGTTATCAAAATTATCTGGACGATATTTCTCAACCCAAGGAACATTTATTGGTTTATTCATAAACATAATAATAAAAACTATTTAAATCAATACCAAAAATTTGATATATATAAATGACAGATATTAACGATTCTTTAAAACAACCTTTAAAACGTCGAGGTAGAAAACCAAAAGGAGGTAAAATAATAGATAAACAAGAAATTAAATCGTTTGATAGTAGTCAACAACAACAATCTGTAATAGTTCATATGAAATGTTTTACTAACCAAATCAAACAATTAGATAATTTAAAATATACTCCAGATATTGAGTGTGTAGAACCATTCACATATGATAAATATGAAATTTGTAATACAATACCTTCAGTAGAGGAAAATGTAAAAACAATTGAATCATCAGAATATGAAAATAAATTAAAAAGTTTAAACATAATTTTGGATAAACAAGATGTAAATACAATTAAATCATCGTGTTTTTGGTGTACATGTCCATTTGAAACAAAAGCCTTTTTCATTCCAAAAAATATAAACGATGATTCAATAAATGCATATGGATGTTTTTGTAGTCCTGAATGTGGATTAGCATATTTATTAAATGAACATATTGATGAATCAATTAAAGTTGAAAGAATATTTTTACTCAATTCTATTTATTGTCCAATATGTGCTTATAATGATAATATAAAACCAGCCTTATCACCTTACTACACATTAAGTAAATATTTAGGAAATCTTTCTATTGATGAATTTAGAAAATTATCAAATTCTAACACAATTTCTAGATATACACATGTAGAAAAACCTATTACATTAAGTAATCCAGAATTTTGCGAAGACCATTTATAGTTAATATAAACAAATATAAAAAAATATAAACAAATATAACTATACTAACTATATATCATGGATACGATATCTATTAATAAAATTTCACTTACAAATTGTGAAGTTATTATTAATTTATATCGCAAACCAAATTTTAAAATGAATAAAAAAAAAATGCAAAAAAAGAAAAAAGAGAAAAGAAATATAGATTTTGTAATAAACGAATACAAAAAAGAAAATAAAAAAGATAGCAATAATATTGATAATTTTATTAAAAGCAATAGAGTTTGCAAAGAACATGTAGATATACAAGATAATAAAATAGAAAATATTTTAGAAGACGAATATATAGAATTAAATATAGTAAATGATTATGACTTATGTAAAAATATAGAAGCCAAAGATAAAGCTGAAGATGAAGGTGAAGATGAAGCTGAAGATGAAGATGAAGCTGAAGATGAAGCTGAAGATGAAGCTGAAGATGAAGCTGAAGATGAAGCTGAAGATGAAGATGAAGATGAAGCTGAAGATGAAGATGAAGATGAAGCTGAAGATGAAGCTGAAGATGAAGCTGAAGATAACAAAAAAGATGAGAATGAAAAAAAGACTAAAACTGTGGAAAATGATAACAAAACAATGAAAATAAATCACGAAGATGACGAAGATGACGAAGATGACGAAGATGACGAAGATGACGAAGATGA